AAATGAAACGGACCCACACGCCGAGCTGTCGTTTTGAGTAAGGTGGGATGTTGGCTTGCAGCGCCGGCGTGCGGTTCCGTAGCGTCGGCCGGTCGGCCTGACAGTCACTTCCAACGGAAAGTAAGTCGCTTAGATGCCCCGAACAGCACAAGAACCGCGTTGGAAGCGACCATCACGACGTCCGGACGAGGCGGCCTGAAGGTCGCTTCCCAACTCGCCGACGCAGCCCCCGTTGCCCCGGCTCGCTGGGAATAGCGACCATCACGCCGCCCCGGTTTTCAAGTGCCCATCGTAGTGGGCACGCATCTGAATTGGAGTACAGAACAGAACTGAATTGCAGATAACACACGCCCGCATTTTTTTGGCTGCAACAATTCTCTGTTTCCAGCTTCGCGTCATCGCGCCGCTCCAGCCGCTTTTGCGTTTGGCGTCATTCTGCGCTCGATTACCTTACCGTCGTTGTACGCGCGTTGATACTTACGCCTCTTTCCTCCTGGAGGTCTGTAAGCCCCAAAGTCCGCCACTTCCCGGAGTCTGTTCAGCGCTTCAACTTCGATCTGCCGCACCCGCTCACGAGTGATCCCAAAGTATTCTGCAATCTCTACCAGGCTATGCTCTCGGTCCGCCCGATTGAATCCAAAGCGCATCTTGAGCACTTTCTCTTGCCGGGGACGAAGCCGTTTGAACGCCTGATAGACCACTGCCTCGCGACCGTCAACGATCAACGCCTCAAGCGCATCGATATGCTCGTCGGCCATGATGTCCGCGAGCGTGGTACTGCAGGCGTCGGTGAGCGGCTGGTCGATCGACATCGTTACGTGGGCGCACTCTAACAGATCGCGCACCTGGTCAGAGGTTAGCTTGTGTCTGCGATTCGCCAGCACCGGCAGGCGCTCTGCCGCCTCCGCCTCGGTCGGCCACTGTCCGAGCTCGGTGAACATCTCATCGCGCGTTCGTAACAGTTCGTAGAGTTGAAATTGCTTGTTGACCGGTACTGAGATGGTGCGCGCCTGTTGCTGGATTCCTCGCCAGAGGTAATGCCGGATCCAGTACAGTGCGAACGTTGCGAACCGTGCGCCATTGCGCCAATCCCAGCGGTCAGCAGCCGTCATCAATCCGATGTTGGCCTCCTGAACCAGGTCCTCGAACTCTACGCCGCGCCCGGCAAACCTGCTCGCGCACCACTTCACCAGTCGCAAGTTTGATTCGACCAGCCGGTTGCGTGCGTCCATATCCCCGGCTGCGACGCGCTTGCCGAGTTCAATCTCTTCTTCTTGCGTGAGTCGGGGCGCGTACTGCTCTGTCATCCCATCCCGTCCATCACGACTTTAGTCATGCAGGTCTTACCAGCCGTGTGTTGGGACAGCTCAACGGGGAAATCGGAGATTGCGAACCAGTCCGGCCAGTCGGGAATGGGCCAGTCGACGGCGCTCAGAAAGAACGCGCGCGCCGGACCGATCTTCGCGAAGTACTTCTGTCGGTTAGTCTCAAGCGTCGACCAGGTCGAGCCCTCACCCGGAAATCTGAGCACCGCCCCGTAAGTCTCCACCGTACCATCAGGAAACAGATGAGACACGATCATCTGGTCACCGTCTTTAAGTGGACGGTCCACTGGCTTTGGCCGATGACGTTTGTGCCTCGGTCGCGACAAGTCGAAACAGAGTCGAAAGCTACTCGAAAATAGTAGAAAATGGGTTTGTTTACAGCAGTGGCTGACTTAACCGGTTTGCGGGCGGCCCGGGCAGGCCGTCGGCGTTCTCAGCGCGGACTATACAACTGACGCAAGGAGCGCGTTCATTTCCTCAGAAAGTTCAACGCTAACTACTTCCCGCGATAGCACCAACGAAGAGAATGAATCCGGTCTCAAGCCTACACGCATTCAGCGGGAATAGATACAGCAATCGAAAAACGCCCGGCAGCTCCTCACAAGCCGCCGGGCGAAAAGTCTCTTTTCTATGGGTCTGAGGCCGCGATTCTATCACACGCACAACCGCCCGGCGCTGCTGAACCCAACGCCGGGCGGTTCTGTGTTGAGCCCGTCTTTTGTAGACGATGAATGAAGCGGATGATACCACGGGCGCGCGTTTGGGCGTATACTCCGGCTCAGATGTTTCGATGGCTACTAAAGCTATTCGGTCGCAGGCGGGACTTCATGGATACGCCGGAATGGCGCGTGAAGCGGAATGCATTCTGGCACGAGCAACGCGTCAAGCACCTTCGGAAGTAGCCACGCGAACCTCATACACCGCGCCGCAATCCTTACACTTGAAGCAGCCCCGCGCCATCCCCTCGCAGTCATGCCACCAGAGCACTCCCGCGCACACGGGACAGTCCGGGTTCTGATAGCACCACTCGGGCGGTTCGACGAGGGTGATGTGGGTTGGGTTAGGCACTGAGGTTACTGTGGGGCAGATCTAAAAAAGAGCAAGAGTAACCACGACACGCCGGGCGGACAGACATGGCCGGTCGCGTCGCGCCGCTCATTTCTTGCGCCTTCCTTGTTTTCGGAGCGACGCGACTGTCTGGCCGGTCGCCTCGATACAGCGCGGGCAGGTAGCCAGGTGCGCGTGATCAAGGTCGACCCAGGCCTCGTTGGCGTCCCAGGTGATCGGCGCGCCGGCGCGGCCACAGATCGCGGCGCCGGCGTCCAGGATGTGAATGAGCTTCATGAGAACCGCCTTTGACGCGTCTGCTCCCGCCCTTTGTCGGTCAGCCACCAGCAACTTTTGCCGAGCAGCGCCATCGCATCCGGAACGCCCGCCTCGATATCCTTCACCAGCCGGTCGCGTTCAGCGCGTTGATAGTAAGGCCCCTTCTCGACGAAGCCGCCGAGACACAACGCGAGCAGGTCCGGCGTGTCCGCGCAGGTGAGCAGGCGGCCGGGCGCGGCTTCATTGTTCAACGCCTGGCAGAGCAGGTTGTGTTGAGTGTTCGTCATCGGCGTTCCAGGATCTTGCTGATCTCCGCGCTGAGGGGACCGTTACCCTTCGCGGCCAGTTGCTTCAGCCAAATGAAGGCGTCGTTATGTGCGAGCGGTCCGGCGTCGCACGTGAAGTTGCAGCTCTCGAGCTGCTCGATGGCAGTCTGTAGAGTCCATTCCTTGTGTGATTTCTTGTCCATCTTTTCATCCCCTTTGGCGGACCGCCGGAGCACTCCAACGGCCCGCCCGAATTCGATGTTCTACCAGCCGCGTTGAACTACCAGCTCGCCGCCGTTCTGCCGGTCTAAATACCCGGTCAGATCCGGACGCGCAAGAGGCCATGCGCCGCCCGCCATCATCTTCAAGTGGATGTCGCCAAGCTGCGTGCGTTCTTGTGGCGTCAGCTCTACAACTGAATGACCCAGCCGCTGCTCGATCATCAAGCGGGTGACGTTCAAGTCGGCGAAGCTGTGAAGCATCGCGGCGACACTGCCGGACGGCTGCTCTACTGCTGCCCGCTCCCGAACGCGAATGCAGGGCACCCATGCTCGCGTTTCGTCCTGGCAGGTTGTGGGGTAGATCGGAATCTCTCGCCCCAGCCAGTCGTTACTCTCGTCGGTCAGGAACAAGGCGGTTATCAAATCCCAGTTGGTGATGTTGATGATGAACTTCTTCTGCCCCATCGGGGTCTGAAAGGTGGCGACGTTTTTGATCGTCTCCCTGAAAGGCTCGCGCTTGATATCGATCAGGCGCACGTTGATTCCATCCGGCGGCAGATCTTCCGCCTTCAGAAAGTTGCTTGGAAATGCTTCACGTCTGTTCATTTGAGTTTGTCCTTAAATAAAGATTGGGGGTTCTACGAGGTGACCATTGTCGCCCGGAGCCGTCCGGGTGAGAGTTGTCGAATTCGCATTGCAGCCTGGCGCGTGGTCAGTCGCTCGGTACGCGTCGGCCGAGCCCGCGGCGGTAGCATCTTCTCGCGCTGTTTCAACATTTCTTTGACGAACGCGTTCACGCAGATCTCGAGCTGGGCAATGAACACTTCGTCGCGCTCAACAGTCAGCATTACTGCCGGCATCTCCGGGTGATAGGAGACCCAGGTCCATTCCTTCGCGCCCGTGATCCACATCTGCCCCTGAACCTGTGCGATGTGAGCGGTAGGAATCTCGCCCCGATCGGTGTAACGCTGGTGAACCTTTGGTGACGGGCATTTGATTTCACCGCCCGATTCGTCCGCGAGAAACAATCCATCCGGTGAGCAACCGACCAGCCGACGCTCGTCTTTGTAAACGAACCCAACCCTCACGGCTTCGCGGCCGGTTTTCAATGCGTAATAGGCCAACGCTTCAGGCTCGAGATAGGCGCCGCGCTCCATCCAGTAACTGACGAAGCCGCGCTCGGCCTGCCCGGTGAACCACTCGCGCACCAGTTGAAGCATGTACTTGGCGGCCTGCTTCGATAGCTCACCCTTCGACGTCACGATCTTTGAGAAGCTGGAGGCTGTGGGAATGCCGAGCCGCGCTTTATGCCAAGCCTCGGAGCGCTGTTCGCAATTTACGATAATCACATCAACCTCATCGCGTAAGTCACCGCGAATGGATCGTCGCTGCAGGCCCGGCGCGCCGCTTGCCGGTCGTCGTCAGTTGGCTCGAGCACGAATATCGAGATCAGAGCGTCAATGGTTTCGCGCCCCTCGATCGCAAGTTCCGCGTCGCCGGCTTCGCGCTCGAGGTCGCACTGGTTGCAGCCCTCTATGAATCCCTCGTCCGCGTGGTCAATGTGCTGGTCGAAGTCGTCGCTGTCGTTCTGCTCAGTTGAATAGCTCATGCAACCTCCTTCATCCTCTTCAGGATTCGGAGCGCCCAGCTGAAGCCCGAGAAGTCGCCGGTTCGGTCGGCGTTTTCTGAGAGCAGAATCTTTGAGGCGGTGACTATCTCGACGGGGTCAAGGCAGGTGTCGCAGGTCTTCGACTTGATCGGATCGTCGACGGCGCCGATGAAGGTTTCGTTGCACACCTGGCAGAGGCGGCGCACTTCCCAGGTCTGGAGTCTGCGGTTCTGGTTGTATGTGCGAGCGGCGCGTGCGAGTTGAAGCTCGGGAAGGGATTTTGACATTGTCGTGCTCCTCGTTCGAGAAGCACGTGAGGTAGGTTGAAACTTTGGAGCGTCGCGAGTATTCTCGCTCGGCCGTTTAGTCTCACGTGGTAACTCACGTGCGGGTTATTCGGTAGGCTCGGGGAAGTTGCTCTAACAACTTTTCCGGGCCGCTTCGTTTGCGTCTCTGTCTACTCTCTAACTATACCGTGTGTTTATTAGTTTGTCTACAGTTATCTTTATTTATTTTTCTGAGGGGGCCTGCCTGTAGGTCGATTCGCTACCATCTTCAAGTGTCGCTCCTCGATTACCCAATCGCGGCCCGGCTTTGTGGCGGGTAGTCGACCCGTGGTGATGAGTACTGTGACTCGGTTGGTGCTCACGCCTAGCCGCTCGGCGGCTTCTTTTACTGTCAGTGTCTTCGTCATAACTCTGCAAGTGTAGGCTATGCGTATTAGTTTGTCTAGCGTATTAGTTTGGTGGTATGCTCTGCGCCCGCGAAAGGGAACACATGGAGGGACACAATCATGGTAGATATCGAAAAGAACTTCTTGAACTATCTACGAGTCGAGAGGGGTCTGTCTTCGAATACTCTCACGGGCTATGCCCTCGACTTGAAGAAACTCCGCGACTACGCCGACGGCATCGGAAAGGATCTACCGGCCCTCGAGCAGGCCGACCTACAGCATTTTATCCAGGTGCTCGGCGTCTCCGGCCTGAACCCAAGGACCGTAAACAGAGCGCTTGCCGTGGTCCGAAATCTATACAGGTTTCTCCAACTGGACGGTCAGTTGAAACGTGACCCGAGCGTAAACATTGGAAGCCTGCAAACGGACCAGCCGCTCCCGAAATTTCTGGCAACCGAAGAAGTTGAAATGCTGCTTTGTGCTCCCGACACCTCGACGGAGATTGGAGTGCGCGACAGGGTAATGCTCGAGGTTCTTTATGCTACCGGGCTGCGGGTTTCAGAGTTGGTATCTTTGAAAGTTAGCGACTTGAACGTTGATGCCGGCTTTCTTACGACGGTCGGGAAGGGGTCGAAGGAGCGATCAGTTCCGATAGGGAAGAGCGCGGTGACATGGGTGGATCACTACATGGGAGCGCGGCGCGTGTTGCTGAACGGTAAGAGCAGCCGTCTGTTGTTCGTCGGCGCGGATGGGGCGCCGCTCACCAGGCAGGGATTTTGGAAGCTGATCGTGGCCTATGGCGAGAAGGCCAAAATCGGACACATCACGCCTCACATACTCAGACACAGCTTTGCTACTCATCTCCTCGCAAACGGCGCGGACCTTCGATCGGTTCAGATGATGCTTGGACATGCCAGTATCGGCACGACGCAGATTTATGCCCACGTGACCAACGAAAAACTATTCCAGGACTATAAGAAATTCCACCCGCG